AAAAGCTCACGAATGCTCCTTACGCGGCGGTGCTGTAGAGGGTCGCCAGCCAGGTCGTGTCCACCTGGGACTTGAAGGTGATCTCCTCCATGGGCACGGGCGGCATGATGCTGTTGGTGAAGACCGCGTGCCCCAGGGCCAATTCGCTGGTGGGGTTGTCCGCAGGCGACCAGGTGCAGGATCCGCCCACGAGAGCGCCCTTCTGGACCAGGCCGGTGATGTAGGTGTTCACGGTTTCCCGCACCGCGTCGAGGGTGGCCCGGTTGAGAGGCCTGTCCACGTAGGGCAGCATGGCCCGTTCCACGGCCTCATCGAACACGTCCTGGACAACCTGGACGCAGATGAAATTCCGGGGATCCGTGTCGGTTGGCCAAGCGGCCGAGCGGTTGCCCCAGGCCAAGAAGCCCGTGCCGTAGCCCCGCACCGCCGTCACAATTCCGACAGCATTGAGCTGGTTGGCCTCGCAGGAGGGATCCCCCAGGGACCAGGTGATGGGCCGTTCCAGGGCTTCCACGCGGGTCAGCGTGTGGTTGCTGGGTGAAACCCAAAACCCCTCGTTGAGGTCCACCGAGGCGGCCAGGCCCGCCAGGTTCTGGCTGTAGGGCTCCAGGATCCCCGCCACCTGGACGAAGGGATAGCAGAGCACTGCCCGGCGACTGCCCGTGGCGAGGTCGATCACCCCGTTCGACCCCCGCCCCGTGATGACCTGCGAGACGGTCGCACCGATGGGTACGTCCAGGTATGCGTGGGCCTTGAGCTTGTCCGCCATGCCGAGCAGCTCATTGCGGAGCGGGGCCTCCCCGGAATAGCCGGGCATGAGAAGGATTCTCGGTTTCATGTTGAAGAGATGGACCACGTCCACGCTGGCCTGGAGGCCTGTGCGGACTCCGGCGATGCTGGTGGCTCCGATGAGGTCGTCCTCCGTGACCTGGCTGGGATCCCCGTAGGTATAGTCCACCAGCAGGGTCGTGGCGGCTCCAATGGTGAGGCCGGTGATCTTGCCGGTGGCGGGATCCAGGGTGTAGTCCGTCCCCGCACCATAAACGGGTGACTCGTTCCAGGTGCCCCTGACCGTGGCATTGAGAATGCCCCCCGCGCCGTTGGCCAGCGTGGCAGTCTTGTCGGGACCCAGGGTGATGGCTTCCCCGTAAACCTGGGACTGGTGAACGTCCGGGTCGAAAATGTTGATCACGATGATCTGGGCCGCGCCGAAGTCCAGGATCGCCTTCAGGGCGCTGGGGATCGTGTAGCCGGGAAGGTTGGGGCCGAAGGCGGCGGCGTCCGTGTCACCCAGGACCAGGGTCGGGGTGTTGACACCCGCCGTGCCCAGGAATACCGGGGCCGTGCCCACGATCTCAACCACGGCCGTGGGCGGGGTTTGGATGGGGCGCGTCCCCGCGATATCGAGGGTCTGTACGCCATGAAGAAACGAATCGGTCAAGCCATGCCTCCTTGTGGGGTCATTGGGGTCGGGTCCGGGGCGGGCGCTTCCTACGTCGGTTCCCTCACAGGAATCAGGTGGCCCAGCTCGAGGAGGGCCTTGGTGTAGGGGTGGCATGGATGGAACGCCACGGTCCCGCCCTGAATCAAAGGGGTGGAAATGCCCTGCAGGAGCGTGACGGCGCTGGGTGGGCCTTGGTAGCGGTAAAGGGTCATGGGTTCCCCGGGGTGTGGAACGTCGCCAGAGTGAGGGGAGTGCCGGATTCAGGGTCCAGGACGGGCAGTACCCGGGTCCGGGTCGCCACGAAGACCGCCCACCACCATTGGCCGGATTCCATCCCCAGGAACTGGTCCCGGAGGATGTAGGCCGGGAGGCAATCCAGACCCGGTTTCCAGCCCTGGATGGCCTTCCTCACGATTTCCAGAAGCTCATAGGCACCTGTATGGCCCGCCAGGCTGCGCACCACGACGGACAGCTCGAATTGGAGGGTGCGCTCCTGGATGACCAGGTCGGTTTTGCGAGGCGGCTCATAGTCCCCGCCGCGAAACACCACCAGAACCTCGGCGGGCGCGAAGATCTTATAGGTCCGGGGATTGTCCGGATAGGCCTTCGCCACCACGCCTTCGGGCACGGCGCCCTGGATGCGGGCGATGAGGGCGGTTTCCAGCTCGGCGGGCGTCACTCATGCCTCCCGGAGCCGGTTCCGGCTGAACATCCGGTCGGCAGAGGTCACCAGGATGGGCGTCGGGATGCTGGGGGGCGAAGATGCCTGGGGAAGCCCCAGGTCCAGCCTCGCGTCGCGGATGGCCTGGAGGGTCCGGATGGCGTCTTCAAAGCGGTGCCGGGCATCCTCCACCTCCATGTTGGGAAGGAGACAGAGGAGCCGGTAACAGGCGATGTCGCAGGAGACCCGCAGAATCGTCCGGGGCACCGGCTGGAGGGGAAGCTGGAAGCGGCCTTCAAGGTAGCTGTCCACCTCCGCCGCCGCATCCTCCAGGGCCACCTGGACCTTGGCGCTGGCCATGGGGTCCTGGGACACCATCTGCTGGATGGCCTCCCCGAAGCGGGCCGTGAGGTCGGCGGCGGAGGCATAACGGGTGGCCACCTTAGGCCTCCGTCCCAGCAGCCAGCTCGATGTCTTCAACCACCAGGTTGGGCTCGGCCCGAAGCGCCGTGACCTGTGGCTTGCTGAGGGCGCTGACGGGGATCTCCTGGGGCTCCTTGGTCCACTTCCGTCCCGCCCGCCAGAAGGAGGTGGGGACGCTGCGGACCCGGAGGCCGGGGATCGGTTTGGAATCGGCCATGCTTCACCTCAAGGCAGGAAGGGGGTCACGTGAATGTCGACGGCGTTGTAGAGCGTGTTGGTGGCGCCCGCCGCGTTGCGTTCGGCCTTGATGAGGTCGAGGGCATACTGCTCATTGCTCGGCCCCACCACCAGCAGCGAGGGCCGGATGCCCAGGGGGCGGCCCTGGTCGCTGCGCAGGCTCGTCATGGCGGTGCGGGCGGCCACGAAGCTGTCCTTCACCAGGGCCGCTTTCGAACCGAAGGCCATCTGCCAGAAGCCGAAGCCCACGTTGCCTCGCCCATCCGCCCCGAAGACGTATTCGTCCTTGTAGAAGACGTTGGGGTCCTCCTCCCGCACCAGGGGCGTGAACTTGTAGGCCTTCCGGAGCTGGTAGATGAGGGGCTTGAGGCTGCGACTGGTGTCCAGGAGGAACCAGGGGGTCCCAGGCCCGGCCTGCACGTTGCTGACGGTGCTGCCCTCCATGGGATGGTCGGGGTCGAAGAAATTCTGCCCGTCATAGCAGGGCGTGGTGAATCCGGCGGCCAGCAGCGCGAAGACCAACTCGTCGGGATGGACCTTCGCGGCGTAGCCCAGCTCGCGCATCATCGGGGCATAGACGCCGTACTGGTCGTCCTCGATGTCCGTGCGCGGCACGGAGACCGTGGTCTCGAAGCGTTTGTTGGTGATGGAGTAGTTGTACATCGCCAGGTTCTGGACCTGCCGGTCGCCCACCCACTCCCGGATGCGCGGCCACTGGCCCAGCCAGCCGTAGTTCTCCGTGCGGGTGGTGGAGGGCACCGTGGTGGCGATCTTCCCGTACTGGGGCTCGTAGGTGTCGAAGCCCAGCTGGAAGGAGGTCTTGAAGGCCTGGTAAAGGATGGCCATGTTGGTTTGATTGAGGATCATGCAGGGAATCTCCAGTGGTCGTTAAGCGAAGCGGATCCAGGCGGTGGTCCCGTCGAAGTCGTCCAGGACCCCGGCAGGGCTCCGCGTGCCCCCGCCGTCGGTGGCCGCGACGGTCTGGTCGTCGATGAGGTAGACCGTTTTCCCGATGAGGGTCCGATTGAGGGTCGCGTCCGTGAGGAACCCGAAGACCCCCTTCTCGACGCGGATGGACTTGGCCCCGGCCGCCCCCAGGAGGTTGTCCTTCGTTTCCAGGAAAACCCCGCAGGGGATGAGGCCCGTGGCCGTGATGGCAGGGCGGACGTAGCCCTGGGCGTCCAGGACGGCGATCCCGCCGGACCACGCCTTCACGGCTGCAGCCAGGGGATGGACGTATTGGAGCCCCAGGCGCCGGGGCGTGCTGAGATCGGTGGTGAGGGCGGCCATGGCTACTCCTGGGTGCTGAGGGTTTTGATGAAGGCGTCTCGGTCCAGGCCGCAGGCCACGCGGATGGCCTCCTCCTCGGGGCTGAGTTCCGTGACGCCCGTGGCGTGGCGGGGGTTGGCGCCGGTGGCGTGGGACGCCGAGGCGAGGGCGGGTGCGGTCTCCAGGTATTTCCTGAAGCCATCCGTATCCCGGGTGGCATAGTCCGTGGCCCAGGCTTCCAGCGCCGGAGGCACCTTGCCCGCGCTCATCGCGGCGGTGACCAGGGACCGGACTTCGCCCACCTTCACCTGGTCCCGGAGCTGGGCGAGGCTATGGGCCGTCTCGTCGTAGACCGCCTTGGGCACGAACTGGGCCGGGTCCGGAGGGCTGGTCAGGCGGGACTGGACGGCCTGCGCCACCGTCGAAAAGCTGGAGCCTTCTGCCAGGCCCACGGCCTTGGCGAGCTGGTTCGACGCTGCGGCATGGGCGGCGTGCTCGGCCAGCACGGGTTTCAGGCGGTCCAGAACCCCCTCCTGGGTCGTGGTGGCAGGCAGGTTGAGTAGTACGCAGAGCCGCTCCATCAGCTCATTCATGGGGCCTCCTTGGCGGCTGGCAGCCGCCTGCAAGTGCAGGTTGGGGGTGTTGGTAAGTCCGGCGCCCGTCAGGGCCAGGACGTCGCCGGTCTTGGGGTTGTATGAAAAGACCGGCGAAAGGTAGCGGTATTCCTTGGCTTGGAGGCAGGCCGCCGCCGTCTCAGTCCAGGCGATGCGGGCCCAGATGCCGTCTGGGCGGGCTTCCAGTTCCTTGACCCATCCGGCGGCCGGGATGGGGCCAGCCTTCTGGGCGGCGTCGAGGGACTGGTGCTCATAGTCCACGCACAGGTCGCAGGACCAGCGGGAGAAGGCGGCCATGATCCCGGCAGGATCCAGGATCCGGTAGGGGCCTCGGCCGTCTCGCCCCGTGAACGTGCCAACGGGGAGGATCTGGTACCACTCGGCCAGGGCTTCGCCCGCCCCCATGTCGGGGAGGGCACTGGCATGGCTGGCCGTAGGGTGGGACATCAAGGCTCCTCTGAGCCTTAAACGTCAGCACTCATGCCTCCCCTCACCTGGAAAGGGTCTTAGGAATTCCCGAGAGCCAGCTCGACCGTTAGGTCAGGATTGAGTCCCGAAAGGACTATGCTGCACGCCCTTGAACGCATCAGGCCTGAATCGAGGGATTCCTTTCTGGTGCTCGAACCACTTGTTGATTCCCTCCAACTGGCCCTCGGTCAGGTGGAG